TCACGGATTGCATCGACCACAAGGAGAATACCCCTCGGCTATGAGTTCATCCCGGCTTCCTGTATAATATTGTTTATTCTCCTCATTCATCTGGTCTACGCTGGAGCACCAAGGATAATGAAACTTCCCGGTGTTTGTGTTTATTACATAGTCGGTTCCTGCGACAGGGTCATCCGTTGCCGCCGAATTTGCAGTCTGGGTGCTGTTAAGTCCGACTGAACTAAGGGTATCAACGTCAGCATTTCGCTCAACAGTAAAAGAAACTGACTTTCCGTCGCTTGTGCAAATTATATCTCCCTGCATGTCCGTACGATATACTTTCACATCCGCGTCGCGCAGCCGGCTCAATGTTTCTTCCGTCGGATGCCCGTATGAATTATCAGCGCCGACTGATATAACGGCATACTCCGGCATAATTTCGCGCAGGAAGGGATATGTGGTTGAGTTCTCGCTGCCGTGATGGCCGACCTTTAAAACAGTGCTGGCCAACGTGTATCCGGCATTGAGAATATCCTGTTCTTCTTCCCGTTCTGCATCTCCCGCAAATAAAAACGACGTATTACCGTAAACAATCCGAAGGACAATTGAGGTGTTGTTCGGTTCGTCTGATGAATTGATAGGCCCTAAAACCGTTACCTCTGCACTTCCGAGAGTAAACGTATCACCGGTAGAAGGGACGGTAATGTCCACTCCCTGATTCCCCAAATACTTAACGAAGTTGTTAAACGCCGTGCTGTCATATGATGTAACCGGGCAGTAAGCCACATCAACGGTTGCGTAATTCAAAGCACCCGCCAGACCGCCGACATGATCTTCGTGAGCGTGGGTGCAGACCATATAATCCAGATGGGTTATTCCCTGGTTTTTCAGATATGTGTAAATTAGATCGGAATCTGCGACATTGCCACCGTCTATCAGCATTGCATTTCCATCGCATAGGATTAAGGCTGAATCAGCCTGACCGACATCGATGAAATGTACTTCAAATGATGATCCTGAGGGGACCTCTGCTGAAGGTTCCGGCGAGGGTAACTCTGGAGTTTCTTGGCTAACTGAATTTTCAGCGGCTTGGATGCTAGTCTCAACTGAAGAAAGATTATTTGTATTACCTGAGCTGCATCCGCTAAACATCAGGCAAAATACTATGATCATCAAAATGAGACTTATGCCATATTTAGATAGACCGCTCTTTTTTTGACTCATCTTATCAACACCCATCTATTTGGAAACTTCAATACCCATAATCTCATTTAATGACGCGACATGCTTTGGCTCGCACAACTCAAAAGGACTGTAGGCATTCCACATGGGATGAAACGGGTACATGGGGGAAAACGGTTCGATGCTATTTACATCCCTTGAAACGAGAAAACAGTACCTCAGGTTTGTATCAAGACCGAAGCTTTCCAGCAGTTCATCCTTATAGCCGTTTGCCTCTTTATGACTTTTCGCGATTAATTCGTTACTCAGGAAGGGAAAAACGCATTGTGCTGCTTCTTCTTTTGTACATTCGAGCCAGAAACCGCGTTCTTTCCATTCAAGGCGAATTAACACTTTGATCAGTCCTTTCGTTTGCCTTCGTTGCAATACCGCCTAATTACGCATTCCCTACATTTTGGAGCAGCCGTACAAATTTCACCGTATCCGTCGGCGCAGAAACTCCAGATCAGATTATCGATGGTAGCCATTGACATTCCGGTTTCTTTTGATAGTTCCGAAACCCTATTTACGACCTCCTGAACTGAGGCCGACTCATGTCTGGACGCACCCATTCGCTTGCAGCCGAAAAACCGCCTCATATGGAGGTCCGGCTTTGCTCCGTCGATGCCCACATTACGGAGATACTCCCACGCGAGAGCGTCGCCGACCTGATGCAGCTTGTATCCCGATCCGTTTCTGGACAACAGATTTACAATTTCATAGGCCGGTGCCGAAACAACAAAATCGTCTAGGCTTCCGAATTTTGTTATAAGGCGCTCAAACGTAACCATGTTTTCATGCAAACTGTTCATCTGGGCCGATGTTTTTCGGTTCCCGCACTTCATCTGAAACAACGCGTTTTCAAAATAAGATCCCGGTTTGCTCTTGATGAAGTCAGGATCGTAATCGCGAAATATTTGATCTATTTCGCGTAGATGCGGTTCAATTCGGCTCCATGGAGTTTGATTACTCAACAGCGAATATATCAAGGCCCGGATATGTTCCGATAAAGTGAATTGCTTGCCGCCGTTTCTTGCCTCGATTGCATTGAAAACCGGCTCGTACCGCAACCCCTTGCTTTCAAGGTAGGATTTAATTTCATGGAGAAAGTTCGCATCTGTTTCCAGAGCGTCGGGGCCATTATCAATTGTCGGAAGGTCAGCAACACAGACAGACAATTTCCCTTTGCCTGCATCTATAGTTAAATCATGTCCGGAGCTGAATAAAGAATCTATGTAGTAATCAATATTGGACTTAAATTCCGAAAGAGTAATTTTCATAATACCATCTCATTTTGAGTTTTGATGAGGATCAATCTGTGCAACCGTTCGACACGATGGGGATTTTCTGAAATTTGTGCATCCGTAAAAATAAGTCCCTTTTTCTTTTCCTGGCTTCACAATCATATATCCGTCCAAACATTCAGGGCATTTATATATGTCAGCAAGCTTGTTTTTATTATTTGTCATGAAGTCACAAATCTCAGGATCGTTGGTACACATGTAAAGCCCCAGTCCGTAATTTTTATTGTTCTCATATTTTAGTTTTGATCCACAGACTGGACACTTAATAGCATAAACATCATTAACGGAATCTTTGATGCCGGGGTCATGCGGAATATTGTAGTCCCGTATTAATTCAAGAACAAACCGTGACGGTCTATTCTGCGCGGTAACCATATAAACTTTGTTCTTTGTGCGTGTCATCGCAACATAGAATAACCTCCGTTCCTCTGCAAAAGGTATGGAGTTATCATAATGAATGACTAGTTTCATAATCGGATCATCTTCCAGCTGACTTGGAAACCCGAACTTATTGTCAATCATATTCACAAGAATTACGTTATCGTATCCGAGACCTTTTGAACTGTGGGCAGTAAGAAATTTTATTTTCGCTTTTGGGTACTTTTGGCTACGGATATCCTCCTCGTTAACGGGTTCAAAATTTCCGTAACGGATAAGCTGATCTCTATCGAAATTGTAACGCCCTATCATCAGAATGGATGATTTCTCTCCAAACTCTGTAACAGTGCGCTCCACCGCTTGTTCAACAGCGTCGCACCAGTTTTTTCTATATCCTTTACCGTCGTCAAAACCGAGAATTTCAATCGGGTTTGGAAGCGACTTCGGTGATATAAGACGCTTCTTTATCTGTGTTGGATTCTTCTGCACGAAGTTCCCCGCAATATCGATGAGCTCCTGTGAGTTGCGGTATGTATGGGTTATCTGCATCTCTTTCCCGTCGCCCATAAGTTCCAGAAACTTTTGAAAGAGAGTTATGTCTGATCCGGCGAAGGCGTATATGGATTGCCAGTCGTCGCCTACCGCAATGACCTTAGCGCCCGTTGCATCCACGAGCGATTTTGTGAGATTAAATCGCTGTCTGGCAATATCCTGGAATTCGTCTATAATAATGTACTTATACGAGGGCTTATAATCGCTTTCTTTGATTTCCCGCAGCATTTTTTCTGCGTCGTTTATCATGTCGGCAAAATCAATCTGATTATTATTACTGAGCCGATTTTGATAAAAAACGTATATTTCTTTGACGATGTCAAGATACAGGTTCGTTCTTACGTTATCCTGTTTTCCCTTGAGCCTGTCAAAATCCTCTGCGTCGTATCCGTTCGATTTGAACTTTTCAATAAATTCGATGGTGAAGAGAATCAGGCGATAAACATACTTGTCCTTTGATGTGTCAGCCAGCTTTTTATATACTTCTTCATCGGAACGTTTATTAAGCACAAATCCGCGCTTTTTAAGTTCTTCAGAGAGATGTTCAATTAATGACCGGCCATCTCCGTAAGCGGAATAAGTCTCGATCAGTTCAGTATGACAGTATTTGTGGATATGACGTTTGTCGGCAATTGCTCGGGTGTACCTTTTGAGCTGTTGCTGGTTATATAATCCGCTTTGATACTGTTCTGTTATTCCAAAATGCTCAATATAGCATTCCAGCTCGCCCTGCCGTATAAAAAAATCAGGCGTATAAATTTTTCTTGCGCCGGCAATGGGGTATGGATAAGGCTTTTCATATTCATATTTGATATTGTTCATATAAAGGAAGTTAGCGATTTGGACTTCCTGTTGCGAGCGTAAATATTCGCCTGTTATCGTACTTACTCGCTTTTTGCGTTCATTAATGACGGAGGCATTATATTCGCCCACGCGGCTCTTGAGGGTTTCGTAATCCTGCGCAGAACGGTATTCACAAAAATCATTCAGCGTGTCAAATTTAAGAGCGTCGTCAGGCATATTAAAATAATACCCAAGGAATAATACAACGTTCTCAAGTAAACGCTTGTTTGTATATATCTGCTTTTCGATACACTCAAAGATGATTTTATAAGACCAGTTGTTAATGACCGGCGGGATATCCGCATTTTTTCTTAAAAGGCCGTATCCGAAAGAATGGAATGTGTTGATTTCAACCGGTATGCCAAGCTTTTTATTTATGCGATCACGGAGCTCGTCAATCGCTTTATTGGTATAGGATATTACTATTATGTCAGAAGGCGCAACTCCCTGCTTTTCAACAAGATATCTTACCTTTGCGGCCATTGTCGTCGTCTTACCGGCACCGGCTCCAGCCACAATAAGGCAGTAGTCCTCATCCATAACGACGGCTCGTCTTTGTTCATCATCCAGCATAACGCTCGCGTCGACTGATTTTAAGATTGTATCAAAGTAATCCTTCTCGGAAATAAGTTTGTCTTCAATGAAATTATCATTGTGTTCATCAACAACGGAAATAAAGCGGGACATAAGGTTCAGGAATTTCTGAGCCTGTCCGATAGTAAAGCCTATTGCGGCAGCGTTGGTCCTGATATACGTATGAACCATAGGGTTGTTAAGAATATCGAGATACCTTACATACTTATCAAAAAAGGATTTTGCCTCGGAACGTGCGATATATTTTTGCGCACCAAACAAACTTCGCCACCCATCACTAAAGGCAATCAACATGGCTCTTATCTTGTTGTAATCACCCGAGAATTGATTTGTAGGTACACTGATATCTATGTTATTGACCACAGAATTGTCAAAGAAGCGCCTGGGCAAACCGCAATGCGGACAAATTTCGGCTCTGTCAGAGATATTTTTACCGCATTCAGGACATGCAACCATCGACATCTGCCTGGCACCTCCTTGATTTAACTTTTCTTCTTATTATCCCTTAAACTACATTCTTTTTGATTATAACATACCATTTGCTATTTTTCTCCATAAAAAATGATAAACCGACTGCGAATTCAGGATTTTCATACTAATGTGTTTTCCAAACATATACAGTGGGATTCCCTCTTGACAAATGGCGTAGGTAGTATTAATATAAGCGTAAACCGTTTAGCTAACGTGTAAATGTCTACTTACCGAAAATAAAAGAAGACCCACATAAAAGTGTAAGTAAAATGAGGCGTACGCCTGATGAAAATGTGTGTATTGGTGGGCAAATAATGAAAAAGGTGAGTATTAAATGAACATCAAGTATCAGAATTTCGGTGATTTTATCGCTAAGAAAAGAGAGGAACGGCAGATCACACTCCGTGAAATGGCCAGACGGCTTGAAGTGTCGGCTCCTTTCCTGAGCGACGTCGAGAAGGACCGCCGGAATCCGTTTGACAGCGACCGTCTCGAAACTACAGCCGGTATCCTTGAATTGGACAAGCAGGATCGCGAATTGATGTACGACCTCGCGGGCAAACGCAGAAATTCCGTGGCGCCCGACCTGCCTGACTATATTATGGAAAGAGATTATGTGAGCGCTGCTCTGCGAACCGCTCGCGATCTCGATGCCGGCGAGGAAGAATGGCTTCAGTTCGTGGAGGAATTGAAAAGACGGAAGGGGTAAGCCTCGCCTATGTACACACCCAGATTTCGCAAGAAGAGGACCGGCGTGCCGGTTCTCAGCAAGAATGACATCGACCTAATCGGCGAGCAATTCATCGCCGATTTTTGCCCCGCAGCGCTAAAGACGCCTATGGCAATAGACATTGACGGGTTTGCCCAGAGCTACCTTGGGTTGACGCAGGATTTTCAGTACTTATCTCATAACGGCGTCTATCTCGGCATGATGATTTTTAATGACACTAATAAAATTCCCGTATACGATCCATCGACAAAAAGAGCTGAGTATGTCAGCGCGAAAGCCCGCACCGTTATTATAGACAACGGTCTGCTGGACGACAGCCAGGAACGCAGATACCGCTTCACATTAGGCCATGAAGCGGCGCACGATATCTTCCACTCCGGATATTACGGTTACGACCCGGATCAGACTTCACTGTTTGGAGCTGAAGTCACCCCTATGGTGCAGTGCCGCGTCGACGCCTCGAAAGTCACAAATAAGCGGAAAACGCTATGGACAGACAATGACTGGATGGAATGGCAGGCCAATAAGCTGTCTTCAGCGATTCTCATGCCCGCAAGCATGGTCAGACTGCTTATCGCCAATCACCCCGAGGAACTGTCCGCATTCAGAGCGGCATGCTGGGTAATGGATGTTTTCCATACTTTCAACGTTTCCATACAGGCAGCCGAAATAAGGCTGAGAGAGCTTGGAATCATAAACGGCGTTTCAAAGACCGACGTCGATAACGAATTGTCGATATTCGCAAGGTAATCCCCTATCAGCGGGACGACACCCCGCTGATATTTTTGCCGTTGATGTAAGCCGTTTTGCTTACATCAACGCGGTAAATACCGTTTTTCACCTAAAGATATTTGAAATCCGCAAGGAGGTAATATATGCCGGACAGCAGCTTCAGCAAGAAAGTTATCTGCCCGTGGTGCGAAAGAGGCGAAGTCCTGGGAACAAGCGAAACGAAAGGATCTGTTTCCATGGCGTGTCCAAAATGCGGGAGATATTTTGTAGCAAATTTCAATCAATGTATAGGAGTTAAGTCAAAAGCGGTGCGCAGAACCGCGGCTGATAAAATAAAAAACGTTACTGACTGAGCCAAAGGGGCCTTTAAGAGCCACCGCCGGGCCGGAGTAAAGCTGGAACCATCGTGTCCAGCCTTATTCCGGCCCGGTTATTTTTTTGAAAAAATTTTTTAAACAGGAAAAAAGGCTTCCGGTTTAACCATTAGACTTCAAATCACTGAGCAGCGAGAGGAGGTGAGAACACATGAGTCCTGGTGAACGCAGATCGGCAATTTTGGAAGCGCTATGTGCCAGACGGCAAGACACAACGGAAAATCTGGCCCGAGAGTTCGGCGTGACCGATAGAACGATCCGCAGTGATATTTTGGAACTCTCGTGTTCTTACCCCGTTGAAACTGTTCGAGGCCGCTACGGCGGCGGAGTAAAGGTTGCGGACTGGTACCGCCTCAACCGCAAGGCTCTTTCGCCGGAACAGGCGGCTCTGCTGAAGAAATTGGCGCCAAGCCTTCAGGGAGAAGACCTCGCAGTCATGAACAGCATCATATCTCAGTTTGCTCCGTATTAAACACAAACACGGGACACACCCCCGTATGTAATGAAAGGTTTAAGGTGAATTGTTATGCAGAAAGTCTTTATATGCTCCCCGTACCGAGGGGACATCCAAGAAAACACCAAGACTGCCAGAGATTTCGGACGTCTGGCCGCAAAATGCGGCTATGTCCCCGTCATCCCGCACCTGGTGTTTCCTCAGTTTCTGGACGACAACGACGCCGAAGAACGCATCCTCGGCATCACGCTCGGATCGGAACTTCTCAATGTCTGCGACATGATGTGGGTCGTCGGCAGCAAAGTTACAAAGGGTATGCAATTTGAAATCGAGACAGCGAAAAGGCTGAAGCTGCCCGTCCGTCTTTACGATAAAAGCGCGAACCGCATTTACCCAGATACACTCGCGGTTGACGACCGCGTAAATGATGAGTTTTTGGACGCGCTTAAGGGCGCGAATCTCGTATAACGAAAGGATGGCAAGAGCTATGAACGATGCTTATATTTCCTTGGCTGACAGCTTTGAAAAGCTCGCGGCTGGATACCGTGTCCTGGCAAAAGAGAATGAAACCGTATTCCCTCCCATAAAGCCTGAGAAACCTGAGATTACCATTGATGAAGTGCGCGCCGTATTTGCGAAAAAGAGCGAGGCAGGCAAGACCCGCGACATCAAGGCTCTTCTTATGAAATACGACGCCGGAAAGCTATCCGGGGTCAAGCCGGAGGATTACCCCGCGCTGCTCAAAGAAGCAGAGGCGCTGTAATGGCGGGCCACGCACGATTTTCTCCCTCCGCGGCAAGCCGTCGTCTAAACTGCCCTCCTTCCCTGACGCTTGAAGAGCAGTACGACGAGGAGGAAAGCCAATACGCAGCTGAGGGTACGGCAGGCCATGCGCTTGCTGAACATCTCATAAAAAAATACCTTAAAATCCGCACCAAACGCCCTGTGTCAGACTACTACTCGGACGACCTTCTGGAAGCCGTTGACGAATACGTTTCTTTCGTCATCGGCGAAATTGAGGACGCAAGGCGAGAGTGCAAAACCCCGGTGATATGCGTGGAACAGCGCGTGGATGCGTCCGACTATGTGGACGAGTGCTTCGGTACGGCCGATGCGGTCATAGTTACGGACAAGGTCGCACACGTCATCGACCTCAAGCTCGGTAAAGGCGTGCCTGTTTTTGCTGAAGAAAACCCGCAGCTCATGATATACGGGCTGGGCATTCTTGGCATGGCAGAACTACTCTACGACATCCAAACTGTCCGTCTGACTGTGTTTCAACCGCGTCTAAACAGCTCCTCTACCTGGGACATCGCTCCTGATGAGCTGAAGAAGTGGGGCGAAGATGTTCTCCGTCCCAGAGGTGCGATGGCACTGATTGGCGCAGGAGAGTTTTCGGCCGGCGCGTGGTGCAGGTTCTGCCGTGCGCGGAATCAATGCCGGGCGAGAGCTGAAGAGTTCCTTGCTCTGGCGCGGATGGAGTTCCGCGCTCCCGCTCTCCTCGCTGATGATGAGATTGCGGAGGTGCTGCGGAAATCCGACGAGCTGGCAAAATGGGCTTCTGACGTGTACGCTTTCGCCCAGGATCAGGCGATTATCCACGGAAAAATGTGGCCCGGATTTAAACTTGTTGAGGGCAGAAGCGTTCGTAAATACACATCCGAGGAGGAAGTCGCTGAAGCCGCGAAAGCCGCCGGGTACAACGACATCTACAAGCAGTCCCTCATTGGCATAGGCGAGATGGAAAAGCTCATGGGCAAAGACGAATTCGGCCGTGTCCTCGGCAATCTGGTGTACAAGCCCCAGGGCAAGGTCACTCTCGCCCCGGATACTGACAAACGTGAAGCTATCAATAAGACTACCGCTATTGCGGAATTTACGGAGGTTTAATTATGAACACCAATTTAAAAGAAAACAAAGTTATCGTCCCCTGCCGCTTTTCATACCTGCATTGCTGGGAGCCGGATTCTGTGAACGGCGGCGAAGCTAAATACAGTGTTTCGGCTATCGTGCCGAAGGCCGATACCAAAACCGTGGAGGCTATCAAAGCCGCCATCGAACAAGCGAAAAAGGATTCCGTTTCCAAGTGGGGCGGCAAAGTCCCGGGTAACCTCAAGACCCCGCTCCGCGACGGTGACATCGACCGCCCAGACGACGATGCATATAAAGGCTGCTACTTCTTCAACGCAAACAGCCGTCAGGCACCCCAAGTCGTCGACGCAAAGGTCAAGCCCATCATTGACCAGAGCGAGGTTTATTCCGGCTGTTACGGAAACATTAGCGTGACCTTCTACGGCTATAACTCTAACGGCAACCGCGGTGTCGCGGCAGGTCTCGGCAATATTCAGAAAATTAAGGACGGGGAGTCTCTCGGCGGCCGGGTCAGCGCAGCCGAAGAATTCGGCTCGGTAGATGACGACGACTTCCTAGCTTAAGCACACGCCTGAGGGGCGGTGGTCGACTGCCGCCCCTCTACATAATCGAAAGGAGGGGGTGAAATGAGCGTACTTGCCATTGATATAGAAACCTACTCAGATATAGACCTGGCCAAATCAGGCGTTTACGCCTATTCCGAAAGTACGCATTTTGCCATTCTACTCTTCGCCTATGCCTTCGACGACGAAGCCACGGAGATTGTAGATATTGCTTCCGGCGAGGAGCTGCCGAAGCGTGTCGTTTCAGCCCTGACCGACGAAACCGTAATCAAAACCGCGTTCAATGCGGCGTTTGAACGAACCTGCATTTCGCGCTTTCTTGGTATACATCTGTCCTCTGCGGGATGGCAATGCACAACCGTGCAGTCGGCAATGCTCGCGCTGCCGCTTTCCCTGGACGGCGTGGGCGAGGTTCTCGACATTACAAGAAAAAAGATGAAAGAAGGCTCCGATCTCGTCCGCTTCTTCTCAATGCCCTGCAAGCCCACCAAATCCAACGGCGGCAGGACCCGTAACTTGCCCGCCGACGAGCCGGAGAAATGGAAGCGCTTCAAGTCATATTGCATACGGGACGTAGACGCCGAGCGGGAAATCCGCGAGAAGCTACACAACTTCCCGATCCCTGAAAGCGAGATGGAGCTGTATCGGCTCGACCAGGAAATAAACGACAGAGGCATACTGGTTGACCGTGACCTCGTGACCGGCGCTGTGGAATGCGACCTTCAGTACAAGGAATATACTACCCTCCAAGCTTACGAGCTGACTGGGCTTGATAACCCCAATTCTGTGTTGCAGGTCAAGGCTTGGCTTTCAGGGCGTGGCGTGGACGCGGAGAGTCTCGACAAGAAGGCTGTCAAAGAACTCATCAACGATGCGGACGGTGAGGTATTGGAGATGCTGAAGCTTCGTCTTCTCATGGCGAAAACCTCGGTCAAGAAGTACCAGGCAATTGAGCGCTCTGTCTGCTCGGACGGTCGTGTTCACGGGCTGCTGCAGTTTTACGGCGCGAACCGAACGGGCAGATGGGCCGGGCGGCTTGTCCAAATCCAAAATCTCCCGCAAAACCATATTCCCGACCTCGGGCTTGCCCGAGATCTTGTAAAGAAGCGGCGTTTCGAAGATATTGATTTGTTGTTTGACACAACACCTGGGGTGTTGTCGGAGCTTATCCGCACAGCTTTTGTTCCCCGCCCCGGATGCCGGTTTATTGTAGCCGATTTCAGCGCGATTGAAGCAAGGATCATTGCGTGGCTCTCCGGCGAAAACTGGCGGCTAGACGTGTTTAAGACCCACGGTAAAATCTATGAAGCATCTGCTTCGGCAATGTTCGGCATTCCCATAGAGGAGATTAAAAAAGGTAGCCCTCTTCGTCAGAAAGGTAAGATCGCGGAACTGGCACTCGGCTACGGCGGCTCTGTGGGCGCACTTACCGCAATGGGCGCGCTCGATATGGGGCTGGCCGAGGATGAGCTCCGGCCGCTCGTCAATCAGTGGCGAAGCGCCAATCCGCATATTACGAAATTCTGGTGGGACTGCGACTCGGCGGCGTATCGCGCCGTGGATGAAAAAACCGAGGCTACGGTCGGCAGGGTTTCGTTCACCTGGCGTTCTGGCATTCTCTTTGTCACCCTACCGTCCGGACGAAAGCTTTCTTACATCAAGCCCAAGCTGGAAACAAACCGTTTCGGCAGAATGGGATTGACCTATGAGGGTATGGGTGAGAGCAAGAAATGGCTTCGAATCGAAACTTACGGCCCAAAGCTTGTAGAAAACATCGTACAGGCCACAGCCCGTGACCTTTTAGCGGAGGCGATGCTCAGACTGCGCAACTCCGGATTCGACATCGTGATGCACGTCCACGACGAAGCCGTACTCGAGGTGCCGGACGGCGTTTCCTCAGTGGACGAGATTTGCCGAATTATATCGGTATCACCGACTTGGGCTGACGGCTTGCCGCTCCGTACCGATGGTTATGAGTGCGCTTTTTATAAAAAGGACTAAGGAGTACAAAAATGGGGGTTCACACGACCAGGAGGTTATTAAATGAAAATCAGGGTATCAGTCGGTAACAGCCGAATGGACAGGCTTTGGAATCTGGTCGAAATGGAACTTGAAGAGTTCCGGGACCGGATCTCCGCCACAAAACGAACTGCGGAAACAGTCGAGCAGTATAAAAAACTCTCCAAAGCCAGACAGGACGACATCAAAGACGTCGGAGGTTTTGTACTCGGCGTTCTGAAAGATGGTAGGCGTAAAAAAGACAGCGTCGTGTCCCGCTCGGCGCTCTGCCTAGATATGGACTACGCCGAAGCGAGCGTCATCGATCAAATTGAGATGTTCTTCTCTTTCCGCTGCTGGTTCTACTCCACCCATAAACACACCCCGGATAAACCCCGCTTCCGTCTGATCATCCCGCTCTCCCGCGACGTTACGCCGGACGAGTATATAGCGATCGGCAGAAAAGTCGCCGAGGAAATCGGCATCGAGCAGTTTGACGACACTACTTACGAGCCGAGCCGGCTCATGTACTGGCCTTCCACCTCATCGGACGGTGAGTTCCTCTTCCGGGAAATCGACGGAGAGCTACTCAATCCTGACACGATCCTTGCAAAATATACCGACTGGCGCAATACGGCCGAGTGGCCGGTTTCCAAGCGGCAGGTAACCATCGTGCAGCGCGAGGTAAAGAAACAGTCAGACCCGCTCACCAAGCCCGGCACGGTAGGGGCTTTTTGCCGAACATACACCATACAGGAAGCAATCGAAACCTTCCTTCAGGACGTTTATAAACACAGCATTATGCCGGGGCGTTTCGACTATATCCCCGCAGACTCCCAGGCCGGCGTCGTGATTTACGACGGCAAGTACGCGTACAGCCATCATGCCACCGACGCGGCTTGCGGCAAGTTGATGAATGCCTTTGACGTTGTACGTCTCCATATGTTTGGACATCTTGACGTGAAAACGGATGAAGATACAGAACCTGCAAAGCTGCCGTCGTTTAAAGCGATGCAGGAGTTTGCCGTCCAGGACGACCGGGTCAAGCTGCAGCTCGCGAAAGAACGCAATTTTGCGGCGACAGAGGAGTTCAGCAGAGAATCGGGCAACGACTGGCAATCTGTCCTTGAGCTTGACAAACAAGGCCGGGTCAAGGACACGCTTACAAATATCGCTAATATTCTGCGCTTCGACCCGAATCTCCGCTCTATCGTTTATAACGAGTTCAAGTGCATGGTTGACGTGATCGGCGAACTGCCCTGGAGGCAGGTTAAACCGGGTTGGGGCGACGCCGACGTTGCTTGCGCAAAGGTTTATTTTGAACGGGTCTACGGCATCTGGTCGCCGACGAAATTCAAAGACGCTCTGCTCGCAGTGGTATCGGCCGAGCGCACCTATCATCCGATAAAGGAATATTTCGAACCGCTCTTGTGGGATGGAGAAGAGCGTGTCGATCGTCTGCTGGTGGACTACCTGGGCGCGGAAGATAACGCCTATACCTGCGCGGTTACGAGGAAAGCTCTGTGCGCCGCAGTCGCCCGTGTGTACGAACCGGGTGTGAAATTCGACTCAATTCTTGTGCTGAACGGCCCGCAGGGCATCGGGAAGTCGGCCTTCTTCGCCAGACTCGGCCGCGAGTGGTATTCCGACTCGCTCACCATTTCTGACATGAGGGATAAGACAGCCGCCGAAAAGCTGCAGGGATACTGGATTCTCGAACTGGGCGAACTGGCCGGTATCAAAAAGGTCGACGTGGAAACAGTCAAATCTTTCATCACCCGAACCGACGATAAATTTCGCCAGTCGTACGGCGTAACGGTCGAGAGTCATCCCCGGAATAACGTAATCGTCGGTTCGACCAACTCGGAATCCGGATTCCTTCGCGACGTCACGGGCAACCGCCGCTTCTGGCCGGTTCTCGTTTCCGGAAAAGGCAAACGCAGAGTGTGGGATATCAATTCGGAGCTTGTCGACCAGATATGGGCTGAAGCCATCGTGAAATTCCGCGACGGCGAAGAGCTCTATCTCAAGGGCGATGTGTCGGATCTCGCATACGAAGCGCAGCAGGAAGCCATGGAAGCCGACGACCGCGAGGGTTTGGTATCTGATTATCTCGACCGTCTGCTCCCGGAAAACTGGGACGCGATGGACTTGTACCAGAGAAGAAGCTACCTGGGCGGCGGCGAATTTGACGGAGCCGCCGTCATAGGCACGGTACGCCGCGGCAAGGTCTGCATTATGGAAATCTGGTGCGAGTGCTTCTGTAAAGAGCGTCAGAACCTCAAAAAGACAGACTCCTACGAAATTGAGAGCATTATCATGCGGCTCGGCGGGTGGGCTGTTATGACAGTGAACAAAAGCGGTAAATCCCGATACCCCCTTTACGGCGCTCAAAAGACCTTTGTGCGTTCGAAGCACGGAACAGCTGATGGGCGATAGGAACGTTCCCGTGTTTCCTTGCTCTGGTATGGGAACAGAGATAAGAACATCCGCAAACGGTAGTCTTGAACGTTACTTCTGCGGTTCTGTTCCTACTGTTCCTATAAATGAGCATTATATGGCCTTCAAAGAGAAAAAGGATAGAAATAGGCACTTTCCTGTATGTATACGCGCGTATAGGGATTTCGGGGTAAAGAACGGAACATGGGAACAGGAGGTTGCGTTATGTGGGAAAGTTTAATCGAGCGGAAGCTCGTCACTGAGACAAAAAAGCGTGGCGGGCTGGCGGTCAAATTCGTATCGCCGGGTCTTGATGGAGTGCCCGACCGTCTGATACTTCTCCCCGGCACCCGTATGGCTTTTATGGAACTGAAGGCTCCGGGGAAAAAACCGCGGCCCCTTCAGGAGAAACGTGCACGACAGCTTGTCGCTCTGGGATTCATGGTTTACTGCATAGACGGCAAAGAACAGATCGGAGGCGTTCTGGATGAAATACAATCCACATAACTATCAGACCTACGCGACGGATTTCGTTCTGACGCACCCGGCATGCGGTTTGATACTCGATATGGGGCTTGGCAAAAGTGTAATCACGCTCACGGCTCTTTGGGATTTATTACTCGACAGCTTCGACGTGGGCAAAGTCCTCGTTATTGCCCCAAAGCGCGTAGCTGAGGATACATGGCCGAAGGAGCTGGAGAAATGGGATCACCTTGAAGGCCTTTCCTATTCGCTTGTCCTCGGCAGCGAAAAGAAAAGGCACGAAGCTCTTCAGAAGAGGGCGTTCATCTATGTCATAAACCGCGAAAACGTAACGTGGCTCGTGGAGAATTATAAATGGGATTTCGATACACTGGTCATAGACGAGCTGTCTTCATTCAAGTCGGTAAAGGCGCAAAGGTTCAAAGCCCTCAAGCGTGTTCGGCCTCTGGCCGCCAGAGTCATCGGATTGACAGGTACACCGGCGCCGAATTCGCTCATCGACTTGTGGCCGGAGATTTATCTCCTCGATATGGGCCAGCGGCTCGGACGCTTCATCGGCGGTTTCCGCGACCGATTCTTTTTACCTGACAAGCGCAATCGGGAAATCATATATAGCTACAAACCCCGCGAAGGAGCGGAAGAAAAGATATACTGCCTCATTTCGGACATCTGTATTTCAATGAAGGCGACCGACCACCTCGCGATGCCGGAGCTTATCAGCAACAGGATCGGGGTTCGGATGAATGAAAAGGAAGCGGCGCTTTATGACAAGTTCCGACAGGATATGGTTCTGAAGCTGCCGGACGGCGAACTCGACGCGGTGAACGCCGCCGCTCTTTCCGGCAAGCTCCTTCAAATGGCGAACGGCGCGGTTTATGGTGATGAGCGAAAAGTCCTGCACATCCATGACCGCAAACTGGACGCTTTGGAGGACATCATTGAAGCCGCCAACGGCAAATCGCTCCTCGTGGCTTATTGGTATCAGCATGACCGTGACCGTATCAAAGAAAGGTTCGACATCAGGGAGATTTCCGCTCCGAGTGATATCTCCGACTGGAACGAAGGCAAGATTCCAGTAGCTCTGCTGCATCCGGCTTCGGGCGGTCACGGGCTTAACCTCCAGGATGGCGGTTCGACACTCGTATGGTTCGGTCTTACATGGTCGCTTGAGCTGTACAAGCAGATGAACGCGCGGCTCTGGCGACAGGGTCAAAGCAACACGGTCGTTATACAGCACATTATTGCGATGGGAACCCACGACGAGGACGTGATGAGGGCGTTGGAAAGAAAGGACATGAGCCAGGACGCTATGATTGAAGCGGTAAAAGCCCGGATAGGAGGCCGCGTATGAGCGAAAGAACGGAAAAGCTGATGCGGGACTACCCGCGGTTGGTTATGGAGCGGACATGTCTGGAAAACCAGCTCGCGAACTTTAAGGGTGTCACCGAAGCGGAGCTGATAGATTCCATGCTGTACTCTCGACCTCAGGGTGATCGGGTACAGACAACCGGCGTTTCAGATAAAACGGCCCATATTGCGATAACATACCGGGATAAGATGGACAGGATAAACTCCGACTGGAAAAATTACCTGGCGAGGAAACTTACCGTCATCTCCGATGAAATAGAATTTTTCGAAGCCGCTTTAAAATCTCTCTCCGGAAACCTGCCAGAAATCATGACCGATATGATTATTGCGCGCATGACCTGGGATGCCATGGCTGAAAAATACTACGTCAGCCGCGCTATGATCGGGAAATACAGAAAAAAAGCGATTTTGGAATTGGACGTGTTGTTTGCCAACCACGACAAAGAAATCTCCGATTTCATCTTGAACTAAGGGGGCGTATACCGTGTGCAAACGAGGCGACGTTTATTTTGTGGATTTCGGTCATAACATAAATAGCTGCAAGCAGAGCGGAATTCGCCCTGCGATCGTAGTAAGCAACAACAAGGCAAATGAGCATTCCCCCGTGGTGACGGTCGTGCCGCTTACGAGCAAAACGAGCAAAAAAAGATCTCTTCCCACACATGTACTTATACCCAACACGGAAGGAATCGGTCTTAAGCACACAAGCCTCGCCCTTGCGGAGCAGCTTGAAGCGGTAGACAAAACAAAATTGCTTCATAATATCGGATGCATTACCAATAAGCATGTAATGCTCCAGATAACAAAAGCGGTACAGGTACAGATTGGAGTGTTCGAAGAATATCTTTGATCATTTTCAAAATGAAAAAGGGAACCGGACGCATCCGATTCCCTCAAGTACTCTCCGCAGAGAAGTACTGCAATTCACACTTATAGTATACAGATTTGGGCAAAAAAATGCAAGTATTTTCGTCCCGATTAAAGATTATTTTTTAGCTGTGCAATTTTGGCGTTGTTATCCGTATGAATAATTTGAGCGAAAACAGTGGTTGGCACATTTGTACGAAGACATTCTACGTTGACTTCAAATGTTGATATCAGACGTTTTATTTCAGTCTTGGATACCTTGAAAAGTTTCAGCATATACGCAGTCAAAACTAAATAATCCGTGATTGTAGAAAACGAAACACCTAAAACGCCGGTTTCATGAGCGATAGCCGTTGAGACCTGATTGTCAATGCCAGCCGTTTTGAAACGAGCATCAAATATGACATCATTATGAGCAATGGAGTTTCTTAAATCCTTAACCGCATAAATGAGCCTCTGCGGCAACATAGCGTTAGTATCATCTGACTGTTTAATTCCAAGCTTGCTTGATATTTTCGCTCGGCAGCACAAATTAAGGCAAGAAACAAAATGACCAAATTCACCAAGACTCAAAAGCTCAAAAATCGCCCAAATGGGTAAATTCAAATCTTTACTGAGATAGTGGCTTGCAATCTTGTTCCCATTCGAATATGCGTCTGTTTGGACTTTATATATTCTGTTTCTTAAGTCTAATCGACGTTTTAGCTCTTTTTTGTGCCTTTCTTCAGCGTTCTGGTAATCTTTTTTGGTAGAGTACTTCTTCCCTGCGGTTGAAAACATTTTATAATTATCCAAGAGTTTAGTATAAATCTCAATAAAGTTATCGGAGTTGGTGGCTGTTACCATCACTTCTAAAATATAGTTTTTTAGAGCGGTTTCGATAAACATGACCTGTGGATAAAAAAGAGCTTTAATTTGGGCGTCGAATTCATAGACTGCCATTAGCTCCGCGAATTCGGCATATGAAGCCTTGTTTTGGGGTTTGTTGATATAGCGGTAGCCCTTATACCCATGATAGTAGCCAATGTTCATCAACTTGCGCTTCTGCGCAGAGCCGTTAATATTAATCTGTTTTTCATCCCGCAGATACCGCATGAGTCCATCTATACTTTTGGGATGAGGTTTATCCGCCATGAAAACACCCCCTTCGAAGAAATATTTTACAGCACAATTTGTCGCTGGTCAAACTAAGTTTTTACGAATTTAGTAGACTGAATGTAATCCGTTGGTATACTGCTTTTAATTTATCGGCGTGTTAAACTTATAATTGCCAGGAAAACATAAAGGGCTTGGGGCTTCGGTCTCAAGTCCTTTTTTCATGGCTGGGCGCGGCTTTTATCCTTTCCCGCGCCTATACATAGGGAGGAGATGCCAGCCATGATTTTTGAACAGGCATCGTGTGTACACTTTGCTAACGCCGAGTTTATATGGGAGCATTGAGCCATGCCGCGCAAACCAGATACCCCGTGCAAGCACCCGGGCTGTCCAAAGCTTGTACCATACGGCCGGATGTATTGCGATGAACACACGCCGGCACATCGAGGCGATACAAAACCAACGAAGGAGAAAGGCTATGGAAGACGCTGGCAAAAGGGGCGCGCTGTTTTTTTGAAGAAGCACCCGTTGTGTGTCCGATGCACGGAAGCTGGAAAGCTTACCCCCGCGACCATCGTCGACCACATCGTTCCCCATCGCGGAGACCCCGTCCTCTTCTGGGACGAGAGCAACTGGCAGCCGCTTTGCAAGTCATGCCACGACATCAAGACAATGACCGACGACCGCTACCAGAACTTCAAGTACTGAATGTCCCTGGGGGAGGTCAAATCTCCAGGAGATCTTAAGACGAAGACCGGCGTGGGGCTTCGTGTGAATTTTCGCGGAATTGGCAGGGGGGGATACCTCCGAAACTGCCGTGCTACGGGTATAATCCGTATAAACTGGCGAAACTGCGGTAATTTATGGTGAAGCTCGCCCTCGCGCAGAAACGCCACTTTCGCCGCCAAGTTTATTTTTACGACCGATGTTTACGCGGTTTCCGCGTTAATTTCGGTCTTTTTTATATGAAAGGGCGTGAGGCGATGACTGAGTACCAGGCCCGTCAGATAAGGGAATACAGAATGAAGAGTGTGGGCTATCGTGCCATAGCCTCGGTGACCGGGCTGTCCCGCGACATTGTGCGCAACTACTGCAAAACGCACGGACTCGACGGCTTCGGCGTGGAGCTGACCGCCAACATGAAAGAGCTGATGCAGCGCGGCTCCGCGTGTCTGTGTTGCGGCAAGCCTGTGAAACAACCAGCCACCGGGCGCAAGCGGAAGTTCTGCTCGGAGAAATGCAGACGGCAATGGTGGTCGGCGCACCCCGACGCCCTTCAGAAAAAAGACGCTGCGATGTATGGTCTTGTCTGCATTTACTGCGGAAACCCATTCACGGCTTACGGAAATAAGAATCGAAAATACTGCAGTCACACCTGTTATGTACGCGACCGCTTTTGGCGTGAAGAAGAAGGACGCGAAGCATACGCACCGGCGAAGCTGCGTGAGGAGGCTATCCCAAATGAGTAAAATGCAATGGCAGACCCTGTCGCTGGACGCGCTTCGCCCAGCTTCATATAACCCACGGAAGAAGCTGAAAGCCGGAGATAAGGAATACGAAAAAATCAAGAACTCCATTATGGAATTCGGATATGTCGAGCCTATCATCGTCAACTACGATATGACGGTTATCGGCGGTCACCAGCGGCTCACGGTACTGAAAGACCTTGGCTACACAGAAGCGCAATGCGTAGTTCTGAACATCGAGGATGAAAACAAAGTCAAGGCTCTGAATATAGCGCTCAACAAAATCACTGGTACGTGGAACGAACAGCTTCTTGCGGATCTGCTCGTCGATCTGCAAAATGTGGAGTTTAATCTTGACCTTACAGGTTTCGAAGCCCCGGAGGTCGAGCAGCTTTTCTCCAAAATCCATAATAAAGAAATTTCGGAAGACGACTTCAACGTCGAGGAAGAGCTGAAAAAGCCCTGCGTCACCAGGCTTGGCGACGTATGGATTCTCGGCCGCCACCGCCTTGTCTGCGGCGATTCCACGCTGCCGGATACCTACTCTGTTCTGATGGATGGGAAGAAAGCAAATCTCGTGGTGACCGACCCTCCCTACAATGTCAACGTTGAGGAAACAGCCGGAAAAATCAAAAACGATAATATGGCGGACGCGGATTTCTATAAGTTCCTTTTCTCTTCCTTCGTCAATATGGAACAGAGCATGGAACAGGACGCTTCTATCTATGTTTTCCACGCGGACACCCAGGGCCTGAACTTCAGAAAGGCGTTTGAAGACGCCGGGTTCTATCTATCCGGGTGCTGCATCTGGAAAAAGAACGCGCTGGTACTTGGACGCTCACCCTACCAATGGCGGCATGAACCCGTCCTGTTCGGGTGGAAGAAAGGAGGCAGGCATCAATGGTACTCCGATCGCAAGCAGACCACCATCTGGGAGTACGATCGGCCGAAGTCCTCGAAAGAGCATCCAACCATGAAGCCCGTTTCGCTGATGGCGTATCCGATCCAAAACTCCTCCATGAGCAATTGCATCGTGCTTGATCCGTTTCTCGGTTCCGGCTCCACTCTGATTGCATGTGAGCAGACCGGTCGGATTTGCTTCGGGGTTGAGCTTGATGAAAAGTTCGCGGATGTAATTGTGAACCGTTATATTGAAGCGATGGGTGGCGCGGAGAGCGTATTTCTGCTGCGCGACGGGGTCCGGCTTCCCCATGATAAGGTTCCAAAACCGGAAACAGATATAAAGCGTTAGGCACGGGCTGGCCCGTGCTTTTTTCATGGAAAGGGGCGCACAGCGAATGCCTGATGCAAAACAACTTACATTTATCGATTTCTTCTCTGGGGTTGGCGGATTCCGGCACGGTCTAGAACTTGCCGGAATGAAGTGTGTCGGATTCTGTGAGAAAGATGCGTTTGCGGTGCGTTCGTATCGCGCCATGTACGACACGGAAGGAGAATGGTATGGAAACGACATCACAGAACTCAGTGCAGATGATGTTCCTAAAGCAGATATATGGACTGCGGGAAGTCCTTGTCAAAACGTCTCTATTGCAGGGAGAAGAGCCGGACTTCACGGTGACCGAAGCGGACTCTTTTTTGACTTCGTTGACCTCCTCAAAGGGAAAGCGGAAGAAAATAAGCCCCGATGGATTATCCTCGAAAATGTTAAAGGCCTTCTGGCGAGTAATGCCGGATGGGATTTCCTCGAATATCTCTGTGAGCTGGACGAAGCTGGGTACAATGTGCAATGGCAGGTTTTCAATTCCAAAGACTACGGAATCCCTCAAAACCGTGAACGAGTGTACGCTGTCGGACGTCTTAGAAGCCGAGGCGGACGAGAAATACTACCTATCGGTGCAGAAAGCTACGGAAATCTTAAGCAGATTGTAGGCGGGATGCAGGGTTACCGGGTCTACGATCCGTCCGGCGTATCATCCACTCTGGCAAGCGAAGCTGGCGGCATGGGCGCTAAGACAGGGCTGTATCTCATAGACCAGTCGTTAACCGCCCCCAAGATTACGGAGGAAGCGCGGTGCATCACAGCTCGGTACACCTCCGGCACCACAAAGCGAACAGCGATGAACAGTGCGGTTTTGGAGATCGGCACCGTATTCCCGGTACTGACTCCCGACCGTATTGAGAAACGTCAGAACGGGCGGAGAATAAAAAGCAGCGGCGAGCCGATGTTTACCCTCACGAGCCGTGACAGACACGGCGTTATGCTTGAGATTTGTGTTGATACTGATAATCCGGACAGTGGCCAGACACCCCGGTTAAAACAAACCGATGATAAAATCAGGCTTCGGAATGCCTACCAGGGGTTTGATAACGTCCCTTCCTGTTCCGGATTGGCCGGTGCAATGGTTTGGAACGGCAGGCTAGTACGTATCCGCCGTCTTACACCTAGGGAGTGCTTCCGGCTGCAGGGTTTCAGCGACGAGCTGTTCGACCGCGCGGCTGCGGTCAATTCCGATGCCCAGCTATACAAACAGGCGGGCAACGGCGTGACGGTGAATGTGGTGTATGCAATAGGCCGCAGGATTGCCGAAATGACTTGACTTATGGCCTTTCGGGAGTGATGTATGTGGTACCAAAAATTATGGAGGTATTCACATGATTATTCAAACAAATGCGCCTGACCGCAAAGTGCTAGTCAAGGCTCTCGTCGAAATAACCAAGTCGGATGCAAAGTACAACGGGCCGCCCTCATTCTCATACACTGTTGGCGACTTTACCATCAATCGCAACGGCACTGTATCATTTGAAGGTCCTGCTGACAGTGATGATGCCGATCGCTTGATCAATGAACTTGCGCGAAGAGGATTTGTCGACGGGGGCGATGGTGACGTTGAAGAATTAGTAATCAATGTTCCAACCGAGGGCATGAACGGCGCCATGCTCCGAAACCTGGTCTTCATGATCAAGAGTAAGCAGTACCTGCTCAACAAGGTGTCGGCGCGGGAAAACTTCACAGTCAGCGATAAGCTGATCGCTGCTCTTACGGAAACTGAACCAAACTCCGCAGAGGAGTTTTTCGCACTCTGCAGCCGGCATGAAATACGGGGGCTTGCCTTCCGCGACGGCTATGCCGCTTTCAGTTTCCCAATATCGGAGAGCCCCGCCAAGAACCGCGCTTACGCCGAACTTGCGGCTTTCATGGTTGCCAGAGTAAAGGAGGCGTCGCGCGTATTACCCACCGAGCAGAAACCAGAGAACGAAAAGTATTATCTTCGCACGTGGCTGCTTCGTCTAGGCTTTACGGGCGATGGTGCTAAGGAATCAAGGAAATCCTTGCTCGCTGGTCTGCGCGGTCACACGGCGTTCAGGACGCCCGCTGATGCGGAAAGGCACAAAGCCCGGCTTGCTTCACGTAAAATCGACTTTGACTGCTTCAGCGATCTGCCGGAGGACGAAGACAGGAACTAGCGCGTCAAACGCCGGGACTGCCCCTTTCAGGAGGGGCTGTGTCTCGTACGCTTAGATTGTTCGAAGACTGCTCCGGCGGTCTTTTTTTGTTGCCGATATCCAAAGAGAGGAGGCGGAAATTGTGGCACAGAGAGGAAGAAAGCCAAAACCTTCAGCTTTGAAAGAGCTTGAGGGGAATCCAGGACGCCGTCCGCTCAACGAGAACGAGCCGTTGCCTGACAGAAAAGCCCCTCGCTGTCCGTCCTGGCTTGAAGACGAGGCAAAAAAAGAATGGCGTCGCATGGGAAAAATCCTCGAGCAAATGGGTCTTCTTACCGAAATGGATATGGCGGCCTTCGCTGGATACTGCCAAGCATACGCCCGGTGGAAAGAAGCCGAGGAATTTATAACACAGCATGGGGCTATGGTGCGAACGCCAAACGGCTATCTACAGCAGGTCCCCCAAATTTCCATCGCGCAGACGAACATAAAAATCATGCTTCGGTTCTGCGAGCAGTTCGGTCTTACGCCCTCCGCAAGAAGCCGAATCATCGCAGGGGAAGGCACTGTCGACCCCACCGACGAGATGGAGAGGCTTCTCGGAGGTGAGGAGTGATGGCATATAAATATAAACCTTCGCCATTTATGCTCCCGGATTCCCGTTACGATAATGCCAAAGCCGACCGGGCGGTTCGGTTCATACAGAACCTCTGTCATACAAAAGGCAAGTGGGCCGGGACTAAGTTTATACTTCTTCCGTGGCAGGAGCAAATTGTTCGGGATATTTTCGGCATAATAAAAACCAACGGCAAACGTCAGTTTTTATCGGCCTATATTGAAATTCCGAAAAAGAACGGCAAGTCGGAGCTAGCGGCTGCTATCGCTCTTTACCTGCTATACGCAGATAGAGAGCCGTCCGCCGAGGTATATGGCGCGGCTTGCGACCGCAATCAAGCTTCCATAGTTTTCGACGTAGCGAAACAAATGGTACTCATGGCTCCCGCACTTCTGAAACGTTCGAAGATCACGGCGGCTACCAAGCGAATCGTTAACTATTCCAACGCCGGGTTCTATCAGGTGCTTTCCGCTGAAACAGGCACAAAGCACGGCCTAAACGTATCCGGACTGGTGTTCGATGAAATACACGCGCAGCCAAACCGAAAGCTGTATGACGTTCTGACAAAGGGTTCCGGCGACGCCCGCGAACAGCCGCTGTTCTTTATCATAACCACAGCAGGTACGAACAAGGACAGCATCTGCTACGAACTTCACGCCAAAGCTCTGGACATCATCTCCGGGCGAAAATTCGATCCTTCTTTTTATCCGGTGGTCTATGGACTGACCGAGCAGGACGACTGGACGGACGAAAAGAACTGGTATAAGGCGAATCCTTCTCTTGGACACACCATCGCCATTGAACGCATACGCGAAGCTTATTTAAACGCTATGGATAACCCCGCCGAAGAAAACGTGTTCAAACAGCTCCGTTTGAATATCTGGACCTCGGCGACAGTGTGCTGGATACCGGAACAGATCTACGACAGGGGTAACGAACCTGTTGACATTGAGGAGCTTTACGGGCGCGAGTGCTATGGAGGGCTTGACCTTTCAAGCACATCGGATATAACAGCTTTTGTTCTTGTGTTCCCACCGCGAACGGAATCTGAGAAATACATTGCACTTCCGTATTTTTGGCTGCCGGAGGACACTCTCGAGCTGAGATGCCGTCGTGACCATGTGCTATACGATGTTTGGAAACGGAAAGGTTTCGTTAATACAACTGAGGGAAATGTGGTGCATTACGGCTTTATCGAAAAGTACATCGAGGAGCTTGGCGAAAAGTTCAATATCCGCGAGATCGCCTTTGACCGCTGGAACGCTACGCAGATGGTTCAAAATCTCGAGGATATGGGATTTACGGTCATTCCTTTCGGACAGGGATATAAAGATATGTCGCCGCCCTCAAAAGAGCTTTACAAGCTTCTTATGGGCGGCGATATCGTTCACGGAGGCAACCCCGTCCTCAAATGGATGGCTCAGAATGTAGTCATGCGACAAGATCCGGCAGGCAACATCAAACCTGATAAAGAAAAATCAACAGAGAAAATCGATGGTATCGTTGCGATGATTATGGGACTTGACCGTGCCATCCGTGTTAAGAGCATTGAGTCGGTCTATAACGGGCGTGGGCTGATTATAATATAAATATCTTATGAATACGATGCAGAATGTGTTTATGGTCATTATTTACAATATTTGTGGAAGAAAGGGAGGAATTGTGGTATTATGTCGTTCAGGGTGGTGTTGAAAATGAGTGATTCTAGCGCCTTAGTTACTGTTGCTATGCTTTCGGCATTATTGAAAGAACGACATACTGATTACCTTGATATTATCTCCCCTTTTATATTAGAATTGCTACCCAAAGATATTGGACAGAAGGTAAATACAAACGAGATAATAATAGGTCTTAAAGACGAATTTGGTTTCGAACAATTCCCGATTCATGTGTTATCTAAGATCCTTATACGATGCTCAAAGACAAAATATGGATACTTAGAACGAAAGAATGGTAATTTTTTTGTAAAAAAAAGCTTTTCCAATCAGCACTTTCGTGAGTGTCAAAGTACCATTCGAAGTGCGCAAAGTACTGTTATGGAAGAGTTGCAAAGCTACTTACAAGTTAATTCCAAGTACACAAAAATCACCTTGGATGAGACAAGAGAGAAATTCCTCGCGTTTCTCGAACTCAAGGGTCTTGTTTTTATTGATGGTGTTGAAGAACTAAAAACTGTAACGAATAGAGATTATGATGTTTATCAAGTGGCACGGTTTGTCTTATCTGAGCGTGAAAAACGCTCAACAATATATTTTCAAATCGAGGAAGTAGTAAGAGGCTTCTTCGTTTATAAATCAATTTATTTTTTCAGTCGCGAGAGCGTTGTTTCTCTCACGGAAAAAATGACTGGAACTACTGTATATTTCGACACTCCCTTACTAATTGAGGTGTTAGGTTATAACACAACAGAAGGAGAAATCGCGTCAAATGAGCTTATCCAGCTTGTAAAATCCTGTGGTGGCCAAATCAAGACCTTTTCACACTTAATTGACGAAGTGGCTGGAATTCTTACAGCATTTGCACGAGACAAAGCCCGTCGTTCGCTTTTTTCACTTCAGAATTTGATGAATCGAAATTATGATGAAATAGATATATACCGCCTACGTTCTTCATTAGAAAAAAACTTATTAAAGCTCGGTATAACAATTGAAGAGCCCATAAGCGTCACAGACTTTTCGCTAGACGAATATTCTCCTCTTCAGATCAATGATTTGGCGTATGCTATTCAAATCGCATATCACCAAGAAACCCAAACGAATAGATCGGATAATGATGTTATTTCGGTTGCTACCGTGTATCATTTAAGAGGTAATGCCCGAGCGTCAGCACTTGATAATTGTCGGGCTGTTATTGTAACATCAAATCTTGCATTTGCGCATACTGTATCTGAGTTCTATAATGAAAAAACTTCACATGATGTCGGGTTTGTAATTAGCGATATTGACCTAACCTCTGTATTATGGCTGCGATCCTGGGACAAAAAAGGTAATTTGCCAACGAGCGTGTTACTTGAAAATGCATATGCGGCTTGTCAACCATCAGCAGAACTAATATCAACATTCTCAAGCACAATAGAAAAGCTAAGGTTAGAAGGTAAAATTTCGGATGATGAGGCACTTCTGTTACGTACTCAGCGTGTACCAAGAGACGACTTGCTTGAAGAATCAAAGAATGATCCGGCATATGTGACAGATCATACCGTTCTTGAAATAAAAAAACGTTATGAAACAATGTTGGTTGACCGGAAAGATGATGAGATTAGCCGTTTGCAGAATGAACTCATGCGAGAGAGAGCTTCAAATCATGAAAAAGACAAAGAGAGAAGAAATGAGGCACTAAATCGAGCGGAAACCACAGCGAGTGAAGCGGCAGAGGATACCCATAAGTTCTGGTCTATCCTTACAAAAATTCTGTCTGCAATTATTCTTGTATTTGGTATCGCAGCTTTGTGTTACAGTCAGTTTAAGGCCGATATTGGATTGGTCTGGGAAATATTGCTTACAATAATTGGCGCATTTGGTTTGATTGATGTTCTACGTAGTCGAAACGGTTATATTACGCGTTTTATTGAGAAAAGGAAACGCAATAAATTTGATTCCATATACGAAACTGAAGTAACCCGTATTAATACTTTTTTTCTTGACGGTGAATAATCACAATTGATATAAAGCACCTACCTTCGGGTTGGTGCTTTTTTTATATCCATATTCAAAGAAGGTGGCTACTGATGAGCATTTTTTCAGCAATGTTTCGTTCCCATGATAAGCCTCAAAACAGCCTGAACAGTGGTTGGTATACATTTTTCTTCGGAACAGCCAGTTCAGGTAAACCGGTAAATGAAACCACCGCAATGCAAATGACAGCTGTGTATTCCTGCGTGAGAATCCTGTCTGAAACGGTTGCCGGTCTTCCTCTTCATGTATATCAGTACAACGCCAGCGGAGGCAAGGAAAAGAATCTTAAACACCCGCTATATAAGCTGCTCCACGATGAACCGAACCCGGAGATGACTTCATTCGCGTTCCGGGAGACGCTGATGAGTCATCTTTTGTTATGGGGCAACGCGTATGCGCAGATTATGCGCAACGCTCGTGGCGAGGTCATTGCCCTCTACCCGCTCATGCCGAACAAAATGACAGTCGACCGTGATAAAAACGGCCGGCTTTTTTATTTGTATCAGCGC